ATCCGACGCACATGCTACACTACACTGTATTCAAGCAGTTTTATCGTTGTACCTTGCCTGTTTGTCGTTTCTCTGATTATAATCTGGATAACAAAACTAAGCATTGAGGCTTGCTAAACTGAGTAGACGAAAGGCGAAGTATGGTGAATGACAAAGAAATAGATAGTATGTTAAACGTCTTCCTGGAGGCAGGCATTATTCACACGGTGACCGAGGGCTTATTAACAGATCAGTGTGTGGATGACGGCATAAACCGCATGCGGAACTATTATCATCAACTCAACGGCACGAATACTCTATTCTCGTTGTCCTTCAATATCAAACACTTATCTGTTCAGAATCTCCCACATATTTTGCGCGTTGTACGTTTTTTCTGTGAGGTTGAAGAGATCAGTAGTCGGCTGCTCAAAGATGTCTCTATCTTGTGTACAGAGAATGCGGCAGACATATTACATGGGGTGTTTACGTATGTACGCATGCCACGCCGACCTACCGCGATTACGACTGCCACTAGAACTCGTGTGTACTCTAAAGAGATGTCCGCAGCGCCCTCACCATTAGACGAGAAGCCGTACGCCAAACAAAACGTGTCTTCTCTCGACAACATGGAGCGCACTGAAGAAAAAGAAAGCGTAGAGAACCCCTTGGAATTGTATTGTAGCGAGCTCGTGACGCCATAAGCATGCTGCTATGGTAGCACCGTTGCAACTACGTTATTATTGTCAGGCATGGCATGTACCAGAAGCTTTCGCTGCCCCCCACCCCGTGCCAGCGCGCTTCTCCATGACTAATTCTAAAAACCCTCTCTTGATGTCACTCAATGGTGTCGCGGAAATTTCCGAGTGCACTTGTTCCGCTGTTACGACGACTGAAGTCGGTTTCCGCCTACATGCTTCTTGGTCATCTGGCACGATCGCAGTCTTCATCTTGACGACCATACATATAGTCTTCTTCAGCTCCGAGCCACAAAGCTTAACCGCTTTTGGATTCGCCTGGTTCTTCTGCAGCCACTTGATAGCTATCGATTTCGTAACATCATCAATAGCATCACAGGTTCCTTTGGATTCCAACGAGGAAAAGAAGCCGAGCGAGCATATCATCTCTGCAAGAGGTAGGGAGGCCATAATCATCTTCTCCAAATATTATAGCCGACTTCAAACGCGAAACCTTTGATCCGCTTTCGGCAGCTTTGGTCATGTAGTAAATAGCCAAAGGAAGGTTCTTTTTCGTACAGCACCCATGCGGATAATCGTCGGCTATGTTCCTCAAAGAGTAAACGTCAGCTTGGAGATCATTTACTGCCATCCTCGAGTATTTAAAGGACAACTTCTTGTCTTCTAATAAACCGTTCTCTCCCCTTGAATACAGACGCTGCCAATTCATTTGCAGCGTCTGTATTCCCGTGCATAGCCTCCGAGCGGTTCTTCTCCACGAGTTCCTCTTTTCCAGTCTGCATCTCAATGCATCTCAATGCATCTGCATGCGAGCCAGTCAAAGCGAAACACTTCGCCATTGGGCGAAGCGAGTTCTTGGTATGCAATGCGGGAATCAGCTTGGTGCCCATGCATTGATTAGTGCAGACGCTCGATTGTTTCTTTTGCAAGCACGTTTCTATATTCGCTCGTAAATTCTCCCATCCTCTGCCATTACAGGGTCAACCGGGTATTCGCAGCTAATGGGGCATATAAGTTCATCGAAGCACTCGTTGGTAGCTGTCTCAATGCGCTTACGTTGTCCCTCTTCATCGACTGGATCTGCAAGTAAATGCTTGGTCATTCTACAATCACTCGCGCTAATAAAAAGCCTTGCAAAGTGTTTGAGCCGAAATTAAGAGGCGATCCTTTGATTCTTCATGCGTTGGACAGAGCTGCGCTTTCCCGACACTACTTGTGCTACTGCGCCATGGCATCACTAGTTCGCAAACGATTGTAAAACGCAACTCTACAGCCATCGCCGAAAACAACGCCCCTAATACACCCACCATGCTTCGGTGCGGAAATTTTGTTTCCTTCAGAATGTCATCCACAACCATATTGTCGGCGAAGTCTCCGGTGCCATTTTTAGTCGAAGAAGAAGCCATCTGGCACTTGCTACAACAACTTCGAGCTAGCTAATACAACCAACACGCACAAATTCACATGCATATAAAAAAGATATGCTCGAAGAACACGACTTTAAACCAAAACACGTTGATGGCGATGTGCAGATAGTGCATGAATCGGGGAACAAATATTACTCTATTAAAGTTGCACCACGTCTTATTGCAACTCCACCGCGAGTTGCAATAAGACGTGGTGCAACTCCACCGCGAGTTGCTGCTGTTGATTATCTAACAAAAAACAACACAGATCATTCAAGCGATGCCTCTGTGCTTACGGACATGATGAAGGACTATGGTCCTCCTCCTCTGCAAGGAGTCGAACACCTAAATTACACCCATAAGCGAATGGGTACAGTTTTTCCTCCAACAAGCGAACTTCAAGATTATAAGCCACGTACAGATTCAAAAATTAAGTGGCTTGGAGGAACGCATGCGCCACCGAATGTCGAAAGACATGTACAGATAGCAAACAAATTTAAGCAGTTATGGTGCGGAAACCAAGACTCTCTGAAGCGTTATCCAGACTGCTGTGGATTGCTTAGTACCGAAGAGGCTCAAAACGACGTCTTAATCGTAGCGCCCATTGGAATGCCTTTGGATAAGTATATAGACGGGGTGCGTTCATCAGATGCATCAGATGGTATTTTGAAACCACTAGGAACATGGTTTGATGAAAACCCAAAACGCGCGCATTGCAAAATAGAAGCATCGGCAAATTCTTTGATGATAGCACGATTATTATCGGATTTGATTCGATATGTGGATTGCTGTCACGCAAGTAGTTTGTGCAGTTTAGATTTAACTCCAGATAACCTTATTATCGTTTGCCGACGCCCCGAGATTCACGAAATAGATTGCTACAGACTGATGCTGATGGCCATTGATTTTGACCTTCAACAAGAACTTACATATACCACCCGGCTACCTCACGTATCAGCCCCCCTCACACATGAGCAGCAGCTCATTATGTTGCGATCTAAAAGGAGTATAGATTTTAATGTCGCGTTCAAAGTTGGAGCGCAGTCAGGTCGCGCGGCTGCTGCTGGATATTTCTATGTTGATCGGATTAAGCACAGACACGAGAAAGAAAAAGTATATAAGGAGTTTGAGAACCAATATTTTGACCCGGTGCTAGACGATAGATTCCAAGCAATTGGAATTATATTGTTATTGTTATATGCGATAAAGCATATTGATAATGTTTGTAAGTCTCCGCAATGGCAGAACTTGGACAGTCTCGCTAAAGAGTATTATTCGATTGCTCAGGGTGACGCAGAATACACTCACACCGAATTTCCGAACCCTAAACATTTTATTGTAAAATACAAGAAAGACAACAAACTAATAGATGCAAGTGCAACCAACCAGTATTTGGATGAATGTGTACGATGCGAGAAGATATGGAAAGAAATATGTGAAACAATATCGTCGATACTTGCATATGAGAAAGGCGAATTGCATGTTACGAGGAAGACGCAGTCAGGAGGAAGCGTCGCGGCAAACAGCTGCCAAGATCCATTTCCTGAACTGCCCAATCCGGCCGAGCAAGCACTGCGCCGGCAACAACGGATGAGCACTGCACGAAATAGCTTATTTTTACTTACAGGAGTGATAGCAGCAGCAAACGCAAAAAAGATACATAGAGCCATAAAAGGCACGCGTAATAAATTGGAAAGTCCTAAATCTAATTAATGTGTCGGATAACCCGACGTCTGGCAAGTTTAAGAAGAGAAATGACAGAAAAAAACGTTTCAAAGGTTGCGTCTGCTTGAGTCGTGAATAGTGTCACGCAAACGGCACGTGCGATTGTTATGGAAAGTGTAAGCCGCTATCCAAATGATCGCGGCTTGGTATGTGTTAATGGCAACCATTTGGAGCTGACGTATCACGTGCGCTCATCACGTGTATGCATGCTCACAAAAATGTCGCTGAGTTTTTTAAACCTCACTGAGGATATGTATAGTGCCCTTTTCTTTCAATGTGGGGATCATAATGCACTTCACGCCAAAAGAATGTGATGGGGTCGAGCTGAAATACACTGCCGTCAGCATTGCAATAAATCAAATAGATTCCATCTAAATGTGCTGTCCCGTTATGGAATTTTGCAGCCATATATCCTAGTCGGAATGCAGCCTCCTCGTTTGAGTTAGCGGTCTGCTGCTTCCACACGCGGATACCGTCTGGTGTTGGATATTCCAAATACACGTGATATTTTTTGTGTTTTATACTACGATCAACAGCCGCGGATCTATGTTTTTTGAATGTGGAGTGGGTCATGTTATTCTTGTTTTCTCCCAGCATCAGGAGCTCTTTGTCATACACACGGAAAAGTGTATGACAACCGGATTGCCTTAAAAAAATAGATATGAATCTCGAAGTCTTGCACCAGAAGTTACGCTATATGAAATTCCAGCGTGCGACCCGGGGAGTCGTGCTAAAAAATCAGGACGCTGGTAACGAGAAGAAGGAGTTGGAATTTAGATTCTCTCAGCAAGACTTCAAATGTACCTGATGGTGTAGCTACTCATGCCTCTGTTCAATTGAATGCGACCTTGATAAAGATGTCTGCCGTACACCGCCAATTTGTATATGGAGCTACAGCGAGGGGTTGGCTTCTACTGTATAAAAGTCACCATTGACCGCTTTATATTTCTACGCGCCACGCTGTATAAATATAAAGAGATGCTTATAGAACGAAATTAAACGATCAATATTTCATACATTACCTTACATTCTCGAGGCATGTCTCTCGAGACGAACATACATTATCTAGAGCCGGCTGACGAGCATGGCGTGCCAGACGCGTTCTTTCGCAAACTTCTTCAACATCAAGCAAACTGCGGTACAGGCTTCTTTGGGCGCATTTATGCGCGCCCCCCCCGAGCTGCGGTGATTGGAAAAGGTAATTCTGGCATCGTGTGGCGTGGAATGGACGCTAGAGATGGGCATCTATATGCAGTGAAAAATGTAGATGCTAATACATCTAAGAGAGAATGCGAGATCATGCAGCTCCTCGCCACTTGCACGCCTCCGTTTGTGGTGCGAGTTATTGGAGTGCACAAATTTAACGATGTGCCTCTTGCGTCTATAGTGATGAACCTGTGCATACACGGGGATATGTTACTGAAGATTCAGATGCGAAGAGAAAATCTGAAGGACAAAGAATACATCTATCCCGCACAAAGTTCATTGTGGACTAAGCAGCTATTTTCCTGTCTGGAGTATCTTCATTTAAATCTCGGAATTTATCACAGAGACATAAAACCGGGGAATATCCTAATATCTTCGGGAGACTGCTTGCAGTTGGCTGATTTTGGAGTGTCGTGTGTATCTGCAGACTTGTCTATGTTGAATACTAACACTAGCTATATTGCCGGTACCCCGGGTTATATAGCTCCAGAAATATTAGCTTCAGAAAGATATGACTGGCGCGCGGACATATACAGCAGCGGTGCGTGTATGTGGGTTCTGTTGTGTGGCGGAGAGAAAGGACAAAATGACCCCGCACCTCCAAGCAACAAACATTTAATGCTCACTGACGGGGATACCGCAGCTTTAAATGAGGACTGGGTGTTCCTCGTTGAAGCCATCGAACGAACTTTGGTATCGGCTACTGGCAACTTTCGAGCTGCTATGGAACTTATCATGCAATTGGTGACGAGAAATCCAGATGCAAGATTATGTCACAGTGGAATTCAAGCATGTCCATTTTGTAATCAGTTAGAATATTAAAGATTATCTTCCTTTCTATTCAGGCAGTGTTTGAAACCACACCGGAATCAAGTGTTGGTGGCTGTCCAACAAGTCTGGTGACTTATTTGTTTTGCTTTGCATCCAAAATACCCAAAGCGCATATACACCAAATACCATCAAGAAAACCTTCCATCCACTTATTTGTACGCCATAGTTTGGACATATGGATATCGCACCGGTACCATCCGGAACAACTCCTCGCTTGGAATTCCTCTTGCCGAGCATCGCGTTGAAGAACGAGTTTGTACACGCGTAAGTCATCAAAAAACGCGCGAGACCGATCAACGCCGTATGGAATATGGCTTGCGTTCTTGTATATCAAGGAAAACAAAAAGCTCGGAAAAGCTGTAACTTCTGCTGCTGCCCGGGGACCCGCCGATGCTACAACGGATGCGCCGCATCGGGGATCCGAAGCTTCCTTCTAGCCTAAACTCAATGTTGTATCTCGGCATAGTGTAATGTGGTGCCATAGGAGATGGCGTATGGGATGTTTGCACTGCTCCTGAATCTTAGTCTCGAGAATCAGAGAGCGCGCGAGGACAGAAGATCGCGAGAAGTCGCAGAAATCCAAGAGGCCGTGGTGGCATCGCCATGCGCAACGGCGGACACGTCTCCTGCTTTGAGTAGAAACAAGCCTATGTGCATCCATGACAAAGCGCAGAGTTCAAAAGAGGCGGAGATATCTCCAAAACCGGTATGATGCAACTATAAGGACTTACCTACCACCGATGCGTCCAATCACATTAGTCGTCCGACGAACAATTTTTCTCTTGAACTATAAACACAACCATGTCTTGTTCAGCAGTATCAGCAAGTCAGGGAGGAGCACTTACACAACTTATAGCTCTGGGAGCAGCTGACAAGTACCTCACACAAAATGCGAGCATTACGTTCTGGCGGTTCCGTTATAACAAGTATACCAATTTTGCGTGTGAGGCTATCGAGCAGCCTTTCAATTCTCAGGTGATGTTCGGAAGTGACACGCAGCTGACCTTCAATCGCACTGGTGATTTGATTTTCTGGACTTATGTGGTCATTGATCTCTTCGGCATTGAAGCCTGCAACGATGGCGGCCCGAAGTGCGGCGCGGGGCAATTGTACACTCAACCATTCCCGGGTCTGTCCTCAGGACCAAACGGAACTTACTGCGATCCGTGCCGCGACGCGCTCGACGAAGACGACGAGGACGATGAAAATTGCTGTAAGTACCCTGATGACATTGGCCAGGACGGCCAGCCTTGGTGCCACTACACTAACGCAATTGGTCAATTCCTCATTCGCCGAGCCAGCCTTGTCATCGGAGGACAGGTGATTGATACCTTGTATGCCGACTACTTGTATATGTGGGAGGAGCTGTCCGGGAAGCCCGGCAAGAAGCTCCGGGAGATGATCGGGAAGGAGAATCACCTGTCTCACCTGATCGACGACAGCTCTCACAACCGCAGGCTGTACGTGCCGCTGCCGTTCTGGTTCACGCAGACTTCTGGCAACGCGTTGCCGGTGGTGTCGCTGCAGTTCCACGGGATCCAGCTGCACGTGTGCTTCGCGGACCTGCAGTCGTGCGTGCAGACGTCCTGCCACGCCGCGAAGCCCAACCCCGTGCTGGTGCTGAAGAGGAACAACCGGAACCCTCTCGTGGAGCAGGATCTGCGCGCGCTCATCGAGACCACTTACGTGTACCTGGACATCGACGAGCGCGACAGGTTCGCCACCGGATCCTTCGAGCAGCTCATCACGCAGGTGCAGGCCTACCAGATCTGCACCAGGTCCTGCCAGGTGCGCATGAGTCTCAACTTCAACCACCCCATCATTGAGCTCATCTGGGCCGTGCGCCGCAAGTGCCAGGACAACGTCAACAACTGGTGCTGCTACGCCGGCAAAAACTTGGAGGACCCCATCAAGCTGGTGCACCTCAAGCTCAACAATCTGCCCCGCTTCGCACCCAAGGAGGGCCGATACTTCCGCCTCGTCGAGCCTTACCAGCACCACACGAACATCCCAGATACTTTCGTATACTGCTGGTCTGCTGCACTGCATCCGGAGGAGCCTCAGCCTTCCGGCAGCGTCAATTTCTCGCGTATCGACAACGTCGAATTGACCTTCGACATGCAGGAGGGCATCGATCAAGTGCCTCGGCCCCGCAGGTTCTCTAACGCCGATCAGGCCCAGTGCAACATCCGACCGGTCTCCGGGGATTTCACAGTTTTGTGTTTTGCACGATCATGGAACATCCTCCGATATCGTGAGGGCTTGGGTGGTCTCGCGTACTCCAACTAGAGTACGCGCGTGAGACAGTACTGCAACGTAGATAGAATTGTATTACTCGAATTTACGACATGCGTGTTTAAATTTACGCGGCGAAGCCACGTTTCTTCGCCGCTTCGCTGCGCGCTCTCTTGCTGCAACTTTCCTTTACAGTTTTGACACCAATACCTTCTTTACCTCGTCGGAATTTGCGCTGTAATTTTGTCGTTTTTTTCGTGGGCGACTACTGAGTTGCCTCGCTGTCTCGCCGTCGCTTTTCTACTGGAGCAGACGAGGCGAACATCAAACATATCCTTAATTCGCGCATCGTGAATCAAAAACACACAGACACGCCATTGTCAGGCCATCGCTCACCCATGCATAGGAAATATACTATCAGTGTATACGATGATAGTGGACCCACGCAACTCGTTTTTTCAGTTATGCGACTACATATGTATAATACGATGGTTATTGTTCGCGCTGCTTCGCTCACCGGTTTCCCAACGACAAACGCACGCACTTCACACGCAGTAAAGAATTGGTAGTGCGGCGTTTTGTCAGGGAACAATTTCCAGATCTTAGCTGGGTCTTTGATAAACGCATCGAAGGGGGTTGCTCACAGAGACGCCCCGACATATTCTTGCACTTAGGATCGCACGCGTTAACTATCGAGGTGGATGAGCATGAGCACCGGGGTCAGTCTTATCAGTGTATATGCGAGAGCCGAAAGATGATGGAACATTTCCAGGACGCCGGAAGAGTGCCGCATGTCTTCATACGCTTCAACCCAGACGCATACACGGATGCGAACGGCGTCAAGCACAAAAGCTGCTGGGGGCAAACACCCAAGACATGTGAACCGCGTGTAGCACCAAAACAAATCAAGCATTGGGAGGATCGCCTCGAGAAACTACGCCAACAGGTGCGACACTGGTTGGATCACCTACCCGATCGTGAAGTTACGACACTTGAGCTGTTTTATAGCGCTACCAGTTATAATATCTGACATGAAAAACTCCGCAGCCACGCGTCATTCGTTTGCTGTCATTATCTTAGAGATATCGAAAGTGCGCAAGCCTGCATGCTAGCTAATCCACAGCAGTCGCACGCGTTCAACAAACGATACCGCTGAAAACGATACAAAAAAACAGCTTGAGTTTTTCTTCGTTAA